CCGTTGAATGACCCTTACTGAAGGCAACAGTGGGGACCCAAATATATTTAACTAATCAATTCTAAAGCAAAGGTAATTGCAAAACACTTGATTTAGCTTTGCCAAGTGTCATCAGGATTTTGCGCCAACGTGCTTTGCTAAAGAATGATTGGCTTCGATACCACTGCTGCGGTTCGTGATCCCGCTTGCTGACGTTGCATTGATGGCAAGCGGGCAGAAGATTGCCCAAGGCATGGGGGCCACCTTTAGCGCGCGGAATAAAATGCTCAACAATCAGATGGGACTCGCTGCCGCAATAGGCACAGGTGTTATTGAATTGTGCAAAGCGTGCTGCTGTTTCTTTGGAGCTAATGCTAACGGTGTGATTGCCACGGTTCTTAGCCTTGCGTTCGCTGTTACGTTGGCATTCGTTCCTCCGAAACGCAGGGTCACACTTATATCGAAACGCATAATAGTAAGCAGACCATTGGCTATTGTGCTTACGCCTCTCCTCAGGATGATGGCGCCAACGCTCACGTTGTTGCATGTAAACCAGTTGCGCCACGGATGGGTATCTACCGCATAGACGAAGCGTTCGTTGGAATGACCTTAGTTCGTGCCACTCGGTAGAATGAATAGCGCGTGATGGCCTGCCCTGTCGCTTGCGCCTTTCTGCCATATAAGCAGCGGCTTTCATCCTGTGATGAGGGTCGCGTCTTAAAGCTTTCTGCCTCTCACCAGAATCAATGCGACTGCAAAGTATACATGCATGGCTTTTGGAATAGCGCAGGGTAAGCCCATTTGCATGGATGTGGTTGCGTTTGCATGGCAAGCCGAGACTGAATAGCTCAATATCAAAAGGCTCACCCGGTGCGGGTAACTCGTAAGCTTTAGGCATCGCCTGGTTTTGCAGGTGGTCACGGCCTAGGCGGGTACTACCGCGCTAGGTCACCATCTTAGCGCGCGGATGCAATTGCTTTTTCTAACGCATTAATAAAATAATAATTATATTTATTATTCACAGTTTTTGAAACAATATTAACAATAGGAAACCTGCTGTTGTATTGCGGTCTTGCTTGTAGGAATCTGGGTATCAATACTTCTTTACCTCCTTTGCCTTGGCGTTCGTATAAGCCGAATGGTCTGTTGCCACCTTTGGGTATGCCAATGAATGTTGAGCCCTTGCCAGTCTTAGACGTTGCAGTAGTCAGCTTAACAATTGCTGCTTTGGTTACGTTGCCTGATGCGTTGGTCTTGATAGCGCCAGGTACTAGCTGACTAGTACCGATACGCCGCTCGAATGGCTTAGTGCCACGCTGCCCGCCTGCTATCTGAGTGCGTAGGTACTTGCCGCGCTTCTCGTCTGCACCAACAATTGCAGTAAGTGTTGCTTTAGTTGCTTTCTCTACAAAGAATCCACGTTGTGTGAATGTAGTGGGTTTGTTGAAGTAATTACGTGTTGAATCACCTAATGAGGTGCGCGCATCAAATGCGGTGGAGTTAAGTGCATTCGATGCAGCAAACGCCATCTGCTTTTGTAATGCTTGCATTTGCTTAGCTAAGCGGTCTATGCCTGACTGCACTATCAGGTTAAGCACGACCTTGCAACAGCATCACAAGGCGAGTCTAGCCAATATTGCACGCGCCATTGCTTTGGGCCGGCTCAACGTTGAATGCTTCATCTAATAAATCTAGGACGGTTTGGTAAGCAGCAATCAAATCAATCAGCTCAGCAGCATCCAACGGCTCGCCATCGTCTTGCGCATTATCCCGCACGGCAGCGGCTACAGCGGCTGCTTCCCCCATTAGGTGGTGCAGACGTTCAATCACTGGTGCTTGTTTGACTGAGGGCATTGTGGAGGCGCTGATAACGGTGTGATGGTAGTTCGCTGTGGTCAGTTGGGCAAGGGTTTGGTGGTTGCTGGCTGCGGACGCTAAACCCGTTGGTATGACTGGATGCGGACGCAAGTTGGCTAGTTGCGGACGCAAAAAAGCTAGTGATAGCAACGAAGGACGCAAAATCGCTATTTTTCCCTACCCCCCTATATAAACACTAGACATTCCATTTTGATTTTCTATATGCGTTTATATATACCCCTTTGCGTCCGAAAGGGTAAAAAGATAGATAGAGACAGGGAATTTGCGTCCGCAATTTGCGTCCATTTTGCGTCCGCACTGGACGCAAGTTGCGTCCGCAATCAAGGTTTAGGTGTCTAAGGCAAGACCCATAATGAGACGATCACGGCTACGACCAACGGAACGTTCGGACGCAAGTTTGGGGAATAGAGCCTTTAGGGCGGGTACCAAAAGCCTTGGCGCCTTCACCGTGCGGTCGGCAGGAGGGTCTAATAACCAATGGCCATGGTTATCTAGGTACCCTTCGTCTCGATACCAGGCCCTAAGCGCGTCATAGACGGTGCTGACAGGCACACGGCCATCATCTTGAGCTGATAACCCGATGGCATCGCAGAATTCCCATAGGTGGCAGCCAGCACGGCGGACATCTTCCATCGCCTGCTTGCCGGAACTGTAATCAATGCCATGTGCAACACTTAAAGCTAAACCTTCAAGCAACCAATTAAGAAATGCAGGGCATATCATTTGCTGTATAAAATCAGGATCATCTTTTAATTTAGGGTCAGCTTGTATATGATTTGGCTGCGTTGGTGTGGCCATAAATGTTTTCTTAAATTTAAATACATGAAATCTAGTTTCAATTGCTACCTGGTCACCTGATAGGCTTGGGTCTTTATTTAAGTTAAAAACAAATAAAGCAGATGGCACAAATTGCGACTCTTGGATGCCTTTGAGTTCAAAAGATAACTCCTCGCCGCTTATAGCAGCTTTTAATGATTGCAGGTTATCAATATGAACAAATTGAGAATTTTCACTACTCCAGTTTACAGAAGCACCACGTAAAGAAGCGATAGGAAATTTACGGCCTTGATCATATGTGCGGAAGTCGGCAAGGCTACATGAGGTAAAATTACGACTGCCGAGGGTATCACGTAAAGCGGTGCGGATTGTATCTTTACCATTAGAGCCTTCACCTATCATTAAAACAGCCCGCGGCCTGCCACGAGTGGCACGGTATTTGGATAGGTCTAAGCCACTACCAAGAATGCGCTGTAGGGTATCGAGATCATTAGGGTCAACGGCTTCAAGAAGCCTAAATAAATGCTCAACGCTTGCATTAGGGTCATAATCATAATTAGTGATGTAAGTAAAAAATATATCTGATGAATGCGGCGTAAATGTATATTGCAGCTTTTTATTAATCCAAGACCATTTTACTATACCATTACGGCAATTTATAGCATTTTTAGGATTTACTTCAACTGGTGGCAATAAGCGCCGCATCCAGATTAATGCTTCATCTACATATTTAGCGCGTTTCCATGGGTGTAAGGTTTCACTGGTTTTAGCGTCTATAACGTGTAATGCAGATAAAAAGCAAGCTAATTTAGGTGCAATTTCTTCATCAATATGTGGCTTGTAATGTGTGCCATCCCAGCAATGAAGGATGTTATCAACACAAATCCATCTTTTAGCAGGATATTCAAATACATGCTCAACAACTAAATCAAGCCATTCTGTTGTCGCTTTATTGTAAAGTTGTAGGTTAACAGTAGAATCTGGATCAATTGCTTTTGATTGTGGGCGCAGTTGTATTATTTGCGCTGCTGGCCTCCAACCATAGTGACGTGCCCAATACCAAAAAGTATTAGCGTTTATTTGCTGGCCACCTGAATTAGCGATCGCATACACATCTAACCATTGTGGGCTATGGGATTGCATTAAAGCAGCAGCTTGATCAGGATCACCTAATTCAGCAGCTAAAGCCCAAAGGATATTACGGTAAATATGATAGGTGCCAGTACCTGGAATGCGGGGTGGTATATGCTTTAAGGCATCATATATTTCATCAATTGAGCGTGCAGCTTGTTCTTTATATATGCGTGCTGGTTGTTCATGTTGATAGTATTGCTCTGATGGCAGGCAATCCTCGATTTTATTTACGGTGTAATGGTTATTAGTAAATGTAACGATTGAGCACATGTCGCCTAGTTTGCCATCACCACCAGCGTGATAAGTACCGGGTAAGCGCATAACACGCGCTGCATTTTTAATACTGCGGTCAGCATCAGCGTAGTCTAATAAACGTGATTGAATTAATTCCCAATATTTTGGAGTAATAGGATCAGTTAAAACCCAATATGAATGTATTGATTTACCGCCAGTTGATACTTGAACAGTAGGTTCAGGTAGGTTTAATTCTTTCCATGCTGTTAGTTGCCATTCTGTTGGGCGGTCATCCCATTCACAGAAAAAAGCACGGCATGTCGTAATTTCAACATCTTTATCACCGCCATCATTAATTACTACGTATACGCCACGACCTTCATTTTGCCATTGTTGCATAACGCTACGTGATGGGGCACCTTTACGGCCAGCATCATTAGTTTTTTTAGGATTTAAGGCATGGTAGAAGGCGCGAAGTCTGATGGTGCCAGCAGGTTTCCCTAACGCGTGCAAAAAGCGCCGCGCCTCATCGAAATCTATTTGTTTCACTTTGTTTCAGTAGCGTCGCGCTGTTGGCGCATTGCCTCGTGTACTAACAACCGTAGAGCAGTTGAACGGGACATTTTGTCGCCCGATCGTTGGTCTAGCCATTTAATTTGTTCAAGCGTCAGTCGCAGGCTAAAAGGTGGGCAAAGGGGCATTGGGATCGCGCAACACTTGCCAACAGTAACCCATTGGGTTACGATGCGCAAGCCCTATCCAGTTTCACATGCCTTTAACATTGCCTGTTCCTATTTACAACGGCATTAAGTTTGATAATGAGCTTCAAGCAAAATGGGCTGTTGCTTTTGATGAACTTGGGATTAAATGGACGTATTCCCATAACAACCCGGAGTTTACGTTTGAACTGCCAACTTTAGGCATGACTGCTTTAGTTTTTAACTCATCGCCAAATGCTGATAAGCTTGCCGCTGCAAATAATTTTGCATGTCAGGCTGACCAGCACCTTTTGCTATTGATAGGGCCCCCGGGACCTTTTTCATACTTTGCCATTGGCAGACAAGATGATTACTATGAAGTAACGCATAAAGGTGCTACTTATTTTGCTTGTGATTATTTAATATTTGATCCAACTACTACTTCTGAAGGAAGGTTTTTTACTAATACAGGCGAAGATGATTTGTGTTTTCCAGATCCTATCCAATCAGAAAATTTTGAAGACGATTGTGAAAATCTTGCAATTATAAAGGCAGAATATTATAGCGCATCTAAGCCCTTTAAACCTGAATCTGTGAATTCATTTGAATTAAGTATTACCCCAGGCACTACAGACTTTAACACTTGGTTTATCGAGGGTGATGAGCTTGTGCTAAAGCGTGAAGATTGGCGCCGCATTGATTTTGAACAGTGCAATAGATCTGCGCAAATTCTTGATTGGATTTTTCATTATCAAAGCAGAATTACGGCAGAAGAACTTGGCGACATGATTGAAGCACTGCAAGCAATTTTGCATCCAATGGCAAACTATTGCAGCAGTGGAGTTGACAAAGAAGCAAATGGCTTAAGTTTGCTTCGTAATTGGCTTGAACCTAAAACAAAACGCAAGCTAATGAAGCCAAGTTTGCGTTTTGAAATTTTAAAGCGCGACGACTACAGGTGCCAAATATGTGGGGATACTGCAAAGGAAGGCGCCAAACTTGAAGTAGACCACATCCATCCGGTTTCTAAGGGCGGCAGCAATAATCCAGATAACTTGCAGGTGCTGTGCCGTGATTGCAACGCTGGCAAAGGAGTGCAATATCAATGAACCTCCGCCCTTACCAAATCGAGGCTGCTATCAGCCTGGTTGCAATTTTGCAGCAGCATCGCATTGCCTACCTACGTGGTGAGGTGCGTGTTGGCAAAACTTTGACCGTTTTTGATGCGCTAAAACGGCTTGGCGTTAAATCCTGCCTTTTCGTCACTAAGAAAAAAGCCATTGCCTCAATTGAGGCAGACCGCGATGCAATCGGCCTATCTGAGGCAGTTACGGTTACCAACTATGAACAGGTGGCAAAACGTGCCAATTGTTTCTACGACGTGCTAATCGTTGATGAAGCACATGGCATTGGGGCATATCCAAAGCCATCAAAGCGGTGGCATGACCTAACTGCTATCCGCTTCAAGTATTTAATACTTATGTCTGGCACCCCATCGCCGGAGTCCTACAGCCAGTTATACCACCAGTTCCGGCTTGGCCGTTCCATCTGGTCTGGCTACACAAATTTCTACGAATGGGCAAAGGCTGGTTATGTTTCCATTGGCACTAAATACGTTGGCACTGGCCAGCAGGTTAACGATTACAGCAACGCCAATGAAGCCCGCATCCTGGCCGATATTGAGCCGCTAACGGTTACTGTCACCCAGCAGCAGGCAGGATTCACCACAGCCATTGAGGAGCAGGTGCATATGGTGCAGATGAACCGACGCACCTACCGGTTGGCGTTGCGGATTATAAAAGATGGTGTGATTGGTCGCCCTGACTGCCGCTCGGTCTTAGCTGATACTGGCGCAAAAGCCATGTCAAAGCTGCGCCAGATTTATTCCGGCACCGTCATCACCGAAGCCCATGGTGCTGTGATTTTTGATCGTAGCAAGGCGCTTTACATCCGCGACCATTTCGCAGGGCGCAAAATTGCAGTTCTTTATTGCTTCAATGCTGAGGGTGACATGCTCCGCGCTGCATTTGCAGGTCGCCACACTGACTCACCAGAAATTTTTAATGCAGACTCAAACGCCGTTTATATCGGCCAGGTGCAGGCTAGCCGCGAGGGCGTCAACTTATCCAGCGCGGATGATTTAATTTTTATTGGTATTGACTACAGCGCGTTGTCGTACATTCAAGGCCGTGACCGCGCCAGCTATTTTGGCCGCGACCGTGCCAACCGTGTGCATTTCATTTTTGCTGAACGGTCGGTTGAATCGCGTGTGTATCGTTCTGTAAAAGAAAAACAAACCTACACGCTTAAACATTTTGACGCGGACCGAGGCCAGCTATCAGTCGAAACTAATCAAGCGTTACGAGGGCGAGGGGTGGTATGTGCTGAAGTTGATTCAGACAAACAAGCCGGGCATACCGGACCTGGTACTGATGAAACCAGACCAGATTCGATTTGTGGAGGTCAAATCAGCATCTGGCCGCTTATCGAAAATCCAAGCTTATCGGCATGAGCAATTGAGGGCCGCGGGCTTTGATGTTGCCGTGGAATGGGATAAGCCCTGATTTGTTGCGGATTACAACCGACTAGGGTTGACAACAGCGAACTAGGGTGTAGGATATGAACAAGGAGGCGAGAGCTTCCACCCCAACCCGAGAATCATGACTGCTATCGCCGCTAGCCTCACCGACAAGGAATCAGCTCTTTATGAAGCTATTAAGAAGGGCATGGATAGCCCTGGAAACGGTTGGTTGAGCCAACTCACACCGTTTGATAACGATCACATAACCGCAGGTGTCCTTGGCTCGCTGATCTCTAAAGGTTTAGTTGACAGCAATCAAGACGATGAGCCTGTGGCTGGATGTCTTCCCGACTATTGGGTTTCCTTGGCTTAACCCCACGCGGCCCGCCGGAGCCGCACCCAATCCGGCAACAAAATTATCCCAAACTCAAATGACCACACTCGCGCTATTAATCGCAGTGCTATTGCTGCCACTCCTGATAGTTCTCTGGTTCACCGAGACAACCCCGCAGCGTGTCAACCGGTTGCGCAGTAATGGATGGAGCCAGCAACGCATCGCGGACCATATGCAAATCAGCCGTTACAAAGTGCGGATGGTGCTGGCATGAAAGTTTTAATTGCTTTATTTCTTGGGTTCAGCATGTACGCCATCGGTTGTGCTGATGGTCGCAATCAACAGCAGCCAACAGCTATTCACCAATTACCTCAATGACCAACATCAGCAACGCCGACTATCACGCTGACCCGGCCATCAGTGCCAGCCAATTGAAAACGGTAATGCAATCGCCTTACCACTATTGGAGCAGGTACTTAGATCCTGACCGCATCCCTACAATCGCCACCAGTGCGATGAAGTTGGGTTCACTTACGCATTGTTGCGTGCTAGAACCCGACCAGGTGTCAGCTCGCTATGGCATTACCCCAGACCGCCGCAGTAATGCAGGCAAGGCACTGGCCGCCGAGATGGAAGCATCAGGCATTGAGGCCGTAACTGCACAGGAGATGGAGCAGGCATTATCAATGGCAGCGGCTGTGCGTAGCAATTCGACGGTATCCAGTCTTTTGTCTAATGGCGCCGCTGAGCAGTCGTTCTGGTGGGATGATGTGAGCACAGGACTCAGATGTAAATGCAGACCCGACTGGCTTAGCGCTGACGGTGCAACCATCGTCGATCTTAAAACGTGTGTTGACGCCAGCCCAGCCGGTTTTGCCAAAAGCGTCGCCCAGTGGAGCTACCAGGTTCAGAGCGCTCACTACTTGGCGGGCACTTTGGCCAAACGCTTTATTTTTGTTGCGGTAGAGAAAACCTACCCATTTGCAATTGGTGTGTATGAACTAGACCCAGAGGCATTAGTTCATGGCAGCATTGCCCGCCATAACGCTTTGCAGATTCTCCAAGACTGCAAGGCGGTCAACTCGTGGCCGGGCTACACCGACGGCATCCAGACGCTACAGCTCCCTGGCTGGGCATTAAAAGACAACTCAACCATCACTTCAGAGGATTTCTAATGAGCGCCATCACATGGACGCCGGAGCAGCAACAGCTTATCAGCTCCACAATTGCTCCAAATTGCACACCAGACGAGCTGAAATTGTTTGCTTATGCGTGCCAACGCACCGGACTAGATCCGTTCAGCCGCCAAATCTACGCTATCAAGCGCGGTAAAATGACGATCCAGGTTGGCATTGACGGCCTGCGCAGCATTGCTGAACGCAGCGGCGAGCTTGATGGGTCTGCTACTTACTGGATAGGTGACACAGAAGGCAGCCAGTGGAGCGATGTTTGGCTTGGCAGCAAACCGCCTGCCGCTGCTAAAACTATTATTTGGCGCAAAGGATGCAGCCATTCGTTTACCGCGACTGCACGCTTTCAGGATTACAACGCCGGCCAAGGGCTTTGGTCTAAAATGCCAGCCGCGATGATCGCTAAATGCAGCGAGGCATTGGCGCTCAGGAAGGCGTTTCCGGCTTGCGCGGGCCTTTACACAGTGGATGAAATGGAGCAGGAAACCGTCACTGTAACGGCAACGGCAACACCTCCCCCAGCCTTAGCGCCTGCTGCACCTGCTGGTGATGCCAAAGTATTTGCCGCTGGTAAAGCAGCAATTGCTAAGGCCACTACTATCCAGCAGCTAGAGGATATTGCCGCCCGCATGGAGCTACGCAAAAACGATTTAAGCCAGCAGCAATTTGATACGCTGCTTGAGCTGTCGCTTGCGCGTGAAACTGAGTTAGTGCCACCTGCCGCTACCCCATCTGATGACGCGGACCCATTCGCCGATGACTGATCCCACTACATCACTGAGCACCAATGAATTAGCAGCACGCTGGGGGCTTAAACCCTCAGCGCTGCGGCACCATCGCAGCCAAGGCACCGGCCCGGTGTACCAACGCCTAGATCGTAATTTCCTTCCGCTAGGCAGCCCCTATGTTGTCTACCAGCTAGAGGATATCCTGGCCTTCGAGGCTGCACACAACATCACCCCACTGAACTGATTCTCATGAGTCTCTACGCATCTGGCATCATCCGCATTATTTCAGACCCAACCCTAAAAAGCTTTGACAGCGGCACACAGGTGGCAAACTTCGCAGGTGGAATACAGGAGGGCAAAGACAAAAACGGCAATTGGATTAACAACGTAATTGATATTGAAGTTTGGGGGAAAAGCGCCGAGGTGATAGTTGATCGCTGCAAGAAGGGCGACAGCATTATGGTCACCGGAAATTTGAAACGCCAAGACTGGGAGGATAAAAAGACTGGCGATAAACGCAGCAAGCACGTATTAGCTGTCAGCAGGTTTGAATTTTTACCAAGGGCTGCTAATAATACAAGCGAACTTGACGCTTTTTAACCCATGACTGCTGACGCAATGCGCGATTACCTAGAGGCCATCTCTAGGTATCCGTTGCTTAGTACACAGCAGGAGATACAGTTGGCACGTAAAATCGCGCAGTACATGGAACTGCGCGATAACACTAGCCCAACACTTGCTGAGCAACGGCTGATAAAAGCTGGCCTTAAGGCACGGGCTACCATGGTAAACTGCAATTTGCGTTTGGTTGTACATATTGCCAAGCGTTATACAGGCAGAATTAAATCAATGGATATGTTGGATTTATGCCAGGAGGGTAATATTGGCCTTCAACGTGCAGCAGAAAAATTTGATGCATCACGTGGGTATAAGTTTTCGACCTATGCGTACTGGTGGATACGGCAATCATTAAAACGTGCTATTGATAGCAAGGAGCGCATGATAAAAATACCGATTCACATAATAGACCGTACCTTTAAAGCATTACAGATTGAAACAGAATACATGAAAGAACATGGCCGCAAGCCAAGTAAAACAGAATTAGCTCAAGTTATGGGTTTAACAATAGAGCAGTTACTAGCATTAGTCGATTGCAATAGCGCTCATATTAGTTTAGACGAACTGATAACAGATGATGGCAACTCATTGCTTGATTTAATTGCTAGCCCTGAAGTGGATATTGATTTTGATTTGGACCGTAGCAAGGAACACGTGCAGCTTGCACTGTCTTATTTAACTGATATGGAGCAAGATATGATAAATAAACGTTACAATGAAGATTTAACTTTAACAGCTATTGCAAAGGAGCATAATGTATGCCGCGAGCGTATAAGGCAACGCATGGCACGAACGCATCGTAGATTAAATAGATTAATGTCTAAATCACACGTCTCCACCACGGGCGCTTTGATTGTTGAAGATATAAAGTAGCTTCTAAAGCAGCAATATGATGTACAGCTTGCTTTATTAATTTAGATTGATGTGCGTTTTGTTTTATTAAGTTACTGCATAATTTAGCGACCTGTTCACGGTCAGGGCAGTTCAAGGCGATTCTGCTCTGGCCTTCGAGTGCAAGCTGCTCCTCTAGACTGAGCTGCACCACCATCCACTCCATCATCACTACATTTAGCAGTTATCCGCATTCTAACAATGAAAACACCAACTATCAAGCGCATCAAATCTAACAACGGCAATTATATATGGCAGGTAACGTATGCTGGCATGTGTAAAGAGCACAGCCAATCTTGGCAGGCTATGGTATTTTATCATCAGGCAATGGAATGCTATCACAACGACGCAGGTAACTTAAAAGCTTTATTGCACGGCCCAGATCCCAGCAATCATGATTAGTCCACCAGCTCCACAGTTCAGAATGGCCCTTTTGGCGATTGTGTAAGCTACAGCACGGCGCTAGGTTAGCCCTACTGGTATGGCCGCCATTCTTTTTTGGCACTAAATGATCAAGTGTTATGTTATCAAATTGT